CGAGCTGCATCATCGCCGATGAAGTGCATGAGTGGCCGGCCTCGGCAACCGAAACGTTCGAGATGATCACGGCCAATTTGTTTAAGCGGGCGCAGCCGCTGCTGATGGTTGCCACCAACGCCGCGGCAACGCGCCAGTGCTTTGCCTGGGTGATGCATGAGCGGGCGATGAAGCTTCTCAAAGGCGAGATCGAGGATGATTCGCTGCTTCCGGTCATCTTCGAAGCGCCGGAAGCGCTTCAATGGGACTCAGAAGCTGCCGCGGCGGCCGCAAACCCCAGCTTGGGACTGATTGTCCAGTGGCCCCAGCTCGCTCCGCAGCTTGCCAAGGCTCATGAATCGCCTTCGGGAGAGGCACATTACCGCCGTTTGTATCTCTCGCAGTGGGTTCAAGGCGCTAAAAAATGGCTGGATTTGAAGCAATTCGAGGCCTCAAACGGGCCGGTTGACCCGGAAATATTGAAGAAATTGCCGCTTTTTACGGGTCTGGACTTGTCCCAGGGGGATGATTTGTGCTCGGAAGTGGACGTTTGGACGTCTCCCGAGCGCTATTACGTCCGTTGCAAGTTCTGGGTGCCGCGCGAGACCGCCAAGCATTACCAGGAGAAGCGCGGGCTACAGTTTTTCGAGTGGGCCGCTGCGGGCTTCATTGAATTGCTCGATGAGACCACCATCACGCCGGCGGTGCAGGCCAGAATCGCCGCTGAGGTCATTGCGCGGACCAAAGGACATCAAATCAAGGCCGTGTGTTACGACCGCTACAAAGCCGATGCCGTCATTGCCGCGATCGAGGCCGCGGGCATCACCTGCATCCCCATTGCCCAGGGCTACACACTCTCACCTGGCTGCCACGAGCTCGAACGCAGGTTCAAGGAAGGTTCCGTCACCATCGAAACCAATGAGGTGATGAAAATGTGCGCCGAAGTGGTGGAGGTGAAGCAGGACGATCGGGGAAACACCTGGCCGGTCAAACCCAATGCCAAGGGAAAGTACGCCGGCACTCGAAGCGCGAAGATCGACGGCATTGTCGCCCTGGTGATGGCGATCGCTGAGGCCAAAAAACAGGAACTCATCCCGGTCGAGGCGAAATGGGATGGGAAGATCCACACTTTTTAGCCTCACCGGCCGGAGTCTGCCTTGCTCATCGACACGACGTATGGATCGGCCAACCCCGCACCGGCCATCTCGCTGATCAATGTCATCGGCGACACCGCCATTCCTGGCAATTCGTACATCAACGAATATTCCGCCATGACCGTGCCAGGCTTCTGGTCCGGTGTGCGCTTCCTGGCCGAGACCATCGCCTGCTTCCGGCGGGCCGTGCATCGCGAGGTCAACGGGTCGAAGATCGAAGAGACTTCCCACCCGGTCAACACGCTGCTTCGGCGCACCATCAGCGATGTGTCATCGCCGTACCGCACAGTCGAGACCTGGATGCATCACGCGTGCGTGTGGGGCAACGGCTATCTGTGGATTCGCCGCGATGTGCGCGGCAATCCAGTGGCGCTGATTAATCTCAACCCCGAGATTTGCACGCCGTTCATTCACAACGGCCGGAAGTTTTTCTTCATCAACCTGGCCAACCCGATCGTGCTGGATGACACCGAGGTTCTGCACATCGCCGGCATCGGCTTCGACGGCATCAAAGGCTATCCGGTCGTGCAGCTGATGCGCTTCGCGATTGAAACCAACAAGCTCGCGGAGATGTTCACCAAGGATTACCTGCAGAAGGGCACGGTAATCAACGGCACGATCGAAACGCCGAATGTGCTGACGAAGGAACAGTTCGAAACGATGCGCGATGAGATTCGCAACTTCACCGGCAATGAAGGCGCGAAACGATTTCAGCTGATGCTTCTGCAGGCCGGGGCGAGTTTGAAAAACTCGACCATTCCCAATCAGACTTCGCAGCTGATCGAAACCCGGAAGTTCAGCGACATCATCATCTGCCAGATCCTGCGCATCTCACCGCACGTTATTTACCAACTCGACAGCCAGAAGCTTGCCAACGTGCAACAGATGGGCACCGAGGTGGTTAAGTACAGCCTGACGCCCTGGATCACCAAGATCGAAGATGAGATAAACCGAAAACTCTTCACCACGGCCGAGCAGAACGCCGGCCTGTGCGTGATGCTCCACGCCGACAGCCTTCTGGAAGGCGACGCCGGCGTGCTCAGCACCCAGCTGATGGCGGAGGTCAACGGAGGCCTGCGAACGGTGAACGAAGCGCGTCGCCGCATGCATCTGCCTCCCGTGGGCCCGGAGGGCGACAAGCTTCGCGTGCCGGTGAACTTTCCCACTGCCCCCGGCGCTGCCGGCGGAACGGCACCGGCTCCCGCGACCGGACCCGCCGCGCCGGCCGAGGCGGATCCATCCAAACTTCCCACGCTCGCGCCGCCGGCCGTCGCAAGTCCCCAGGAGCAGCAAGCCGTCGATGAGGCGCAGGAAGGTTTGCCAGGTGCGACGGTGCGCGATCCCGCTCAGCAGCCATCAAGTTATGAGATCCTCAAGCCGGTCATCCAGGCGGCAATCGAGCGCATTGAAACCAAAACCGAAAAGGCGTTCACCAACCACGCCGGCAAGCCAGGTCTGGTTCCCTGGTCGAACGTGTTCGCCACTGAGCAAGCTGGATTCATCAGCGAAGTGTTCGCGCCGATTCACACCGCTGCGGTCGCGCTCAAGTCGTCGATCGACGTTGCGAAATTGTCGGCTCGCTACGAAGCGGCACTCAAACGCCGCGGCATCGACGGCACCGTTGAAAAGCTCCAGGCCATTTTTGATTCTCTCATTCTCACTGAGGCATCCCATGGATAAGCGCATTCTGTTCACCAAGACAAAGTTCACCATCACCCCTTCCACCAATGGCGGTCCCGGAACGCTGGAAGGGTATGCGCTGGTTTGGAACCAGCCTTCCACCGATCGCGGCGGCTACAAGGTGCAGCTGGCTCCGAATTCTGCCAACTTTCTGAATCCCACGTTCGGCCTGGCCAACCACGACTACTCCACGCCCCTGGCACGGAATGACAACAACAGCCTGATGCTGGCCAGCGACAACTACGGGGTGAAGGCGACGATCCAGCTGCCAAACACCAGCCACGGCCGCGACGTTGCGCAACAGGTGACAGATGGCCTTGTCGACGGCATGAGCTTCGGGATGCTGGATGAGAATTCCGAATTCACCACTTTCACCAACGACCAGAACGACGAGATCGATCTGTATACCAAGTTCGATTGCGATGAGGTCAGCACCACGCCGATCCCATCGTTCACCGGCACCACGCTTGGGTTGAAGGGTCCGTCGCCGTTCGCCGTCGACCGCGCCAAGCGGTGCTTCGACCGGATCAATAAGGAACTCGGTCCGGAGCGGGCGAAATTAGAAATGCATCGCCTCAACCTTTACCCCGCGGCACTGGCAGAGATTCAGTCCTAACGGGTTGCTCCGAACCGGAATTGAATCATGACCAAGGAACAACGCGAAGAGTACGCCAAGCTTCACAAAGACTGCGGGGATCTGCTCACCACCGTCGGTGCCGCCAAGCGGGTGATGACCGCCGAAGAAAAGACCGCCCAGGAAACGCGATATTCGCGCATGGACGTTCTCAAACAACAGCACGATCAGGAAGTCGAACTTGCCAAGCACTCGTTCATGTCAGGCGAACTCGACTCGCGCGATCCCGCCGGCAAGGAAACTTTCGACATCACCTTCGAAAGCGAGGATGGCGAAAAAACCGGCCTGGCTTATTTAAGGAATCCCACGAAGGATTCCACCGAGCGGTTCAACAAAGCCTACAAGCGGGCCCTGAACCACTTCCTTCGCACTGGCCAGGGCAATCAGCAGTTCGCGATCACCACCGGTACCACCGCCCTGGTCCCGACCATGGTGCTTCCGCCTGAGACGGTCCGGCGTAACAACAACGCCTTCCGTTTGATCCTGGCATTGACCGGCTATCAGCCGATCACCACCAGCGGCACCGAGCAGTTCAGCCTCCCCGTGTTTGACGACACCGGCAACACCGGTGACGAACCCGCGCAGAATGCAACGGCCGATGTGACGGCTGACTTTGCCACCACCTCCAGCGTCACGCTGGGCGCGGAGTTGTTCAGCAGCAAGTCGCGTTGGTTCTCCAACACGTTGCTCAATGCCAACGGGTTCGACATCCTGGCTTATGTGATCCCGATCGTGCAGAAGTCGGTCGACAAGATCCAGGAGAGCACCTTCACCACGACCCTCCAGGGCCTTGCCGCGGCAACCAAGACCGCGACCCACTACAACTCGATGATTTACGCCGATCTGCTGGCGTGGGAACACACGCTGCCGGTCGCCTACCGGTCCGATGCCGGCTTCATCATCTCCGACTCGCTCTACCTGGCCATCCGGTCCATGGTCGACAACAACAACCGCCCGGTGATGGATCTGGATCCCACCAACGTGTTCCAGTCGCGCATCCACGGCAAGCCCGTGGCCGTCAGCGACTACATGGGCGCGATCGGGACCGCCAGCGCCTTTGCCGGCGCTTTCCTCAGCGGTGATGCGATCAAACTGCGGGATGTGGTTCCGCAGCGGCTGACGCGCTATGTGAATGTGCCTGCGATGCGCGATCAGACCGGTTACGATTTGTTCGCCAACGGCGATTGCGAATTTGTCACCCAGGGCGTGGCGCTGCTGAAGCTGAACGCCGCAACCGGGTGATGAATTTCTTTTTAACAAAGTGGGCCGTGCAGATTGAAAGCTGCACGGCCCAGCGTTTTTGAAATGAACGAATTGACGCGCATCCTGATGCTCGACCAGGCTCGGCTCCGCCGGGCGGTGTTCCGCCTGCATGCGGGTCCCGATGAGTTTCGAATCGAGTCAAGGCTCAAGCGCGGCCAGGGATGCCAGGGGAATCCTCTCACCTCCGCCGCCGCGGCCGCGGCCGCGGCAGATGATCTAACGCGGAGCCACGATGCAATGGGAAGTCACAACCCCGCCCGTTAACACCGTGCTGACGTTTGCCCAGCTCGCATATCACTTGCGACTCGACACGGATTTAGCCGCCACTTCTGAAGAGCAATGCTACATCACTGAGCTGCTCAGCGATGCTGTCGAATATGCCGAGAAGGCCATGCAGTGCAGCCTGATCACGCGCACCATCACGGCGACGTTCTGGAAGGGTGATGAGCTGATTCTCCCGCGTGGTCCGGTCATCGCGATTGCTTCTGTCAGCGACACCGGTGGAGTGATCACCACCTCTGAACTTATCCGCAGAGGAAACACCGACCGCCTGCTGGCTCCCAACGGCTGGCAAGCTCCGCTGACTGTGGTTTACACCGCCGGATTCGGCGCGAACGGAACGAACGTTCCGCCTGATATTCGCGGAGCAATCCGCGCTCACGTCAACACGTTGTACGAATACCGCCTGTCGGTGTCTGACCGAAACCTCGTGCAGGTGCCAGACTCGCTCAAAGCGTTTTACGGGCTCAACTGCCGCCAGTCCATTGTCAGCTGAGGTTGCCATGGAAGATGCGCTTGGAAATCAGCTTCAGGAGGGCGACGTGGTGATGGTGCCCTGCAGGGTGACCAAGCTTCATCTGCACGACCATTACTGGAACCTGTCGGTGCGCACGTTAGTCGCGAATCGCCCGTCCGATGATGGTCACGTTCTTCACACCTGCTGCGATCGGGTGATCAGAGCCAATCCAGGGGATGCCGGCGGTGCCCCCCGCGCCAACCTCGAACTGGGCACCACCCGATCGGCTGGGTGAAACGTGAACCCCGGCCTATTGCGTCACAAAATCACCTTCCTCAATCCAACGCCCAACCGCGATGCCTACGGCGGCAACGCGCAACTCTGGGTACCGGCCGTCACGGTGTGGGCCAGCATCACGCAGCTCCGCGGTGTGCTGCTGGCCCAGACGCAGGCCTACACCAACACCGCGACCGCCACGCATCAAATCGTGATGCGTTACAACCCGACCATCGTAGAGACGATGCGCGTGCAATATGGGCCAACTTCCTTCGATGCGCTCACCAGCGGGTTTTTCGATTGCCTCACCAGCGGGCAGTTCGCTTCGCTCAGCAGCATCGTCTCACCGCCGCCGCTGATCTACACCATCAACAGCATCTCAGATCCCGATACCACGCGCCGGCAACTGACGCTCCTGGTGACGGTGGTGAAGAAATGAAACTCACCGGCCTGGCCGAGGCAACCAAGAAGATGGACGATCTGGACAGGAAGGTCCAGAAGTCGATCGTGCGCAAGGGGCTTCGCAAAGGGGCCAAGGTGCTGCTCGCGGCGCTTCGCGCTGACACGCCCGAATCGTCGGGCAACCTGAAAAGCAAAATAAAAATCAGGTCCGGCAAGTCCGGCAAGGGCAAGACAACGATCAACATCGGCGGAAGCCGCAAGGATTTCCACGCGTTCAAAGGCAGCACTTTTTATCTTGGCTTCCTCCTGTTCGGCTTCCATACCGGCGGAAGAAAAAAGGCCCCGAGCGGACACATGACCGCCGTTCCCGCCAACAACTTTTTTGAACGTGCCTTCGACTCCACATCCGTGTCGGCCGTCCAGACCACGGTTGACGCGTGGAAGGATCTGATTGAGGAAGAAACGAATTAGCCTGCATGGGATCACTGGCAAAAGCGTTCATCGCCCAGGTCGCAGCGACTTCGGCACTCACTGCTCTCATCGCCGATCGCGTCTATCCCGAGCAGGCCAAGATCGCCGACAAAACGTTTCCCCTGGCTGTTTACAAAGTGGAGAACGTCAGCGGCACTCACACCTATGACGGCACGGTCAACAATCTCCGCTCCGCGCACCTGGTGATTGCCTGCATCGCTCCGGACTACGCCGATGCTGACGCCGTGGCCACGCAATTTCTGGCCTCGCTGGATGGCACCCAAGGCACCTGGGGCAGCACTTCAGTGCAAGGGTGCTTCCTCGTCGACGACGGCGTCCAGGATGACATCGTGACCGAAGCCGAGACCGAGGAGATCGCCTACTACATCAAAGAGATCACCTTCCTTGTCTGGTTCGACATCAGCTGAGGGCACATTCCACTGGACGGTCACGCGCCCATGCAAGGAACCGCCCGGCAACCCCGCGAAATAAGCATCTGACGACGCTTCACCAAAGGATCTCCGATGCCCGTTCCAACTCCAGGCAGTCCCACCGCGGCTCAAATCGGCAAGGGCACCACGCTCGGGTACTCCGCCAACAACAGCGGCGGCGTGGCGTCCAACGGCAGCACCAACACCTTTGTGACCGCCGCTGAAATGCTCGATCTGAAGATGCCCAAGAACACGGCCACGCCGGTCGCGGTGCAGCGGTATGACTCTCCCACCGAGTTTGAGGAACTGATTCCCGCCTGGGCCAAGGGCGGTGAAGTCGAAGTGACGCTCACCTACAACGATGCCCAGGCCGCTGCGCTCTATGCGCTGTTCAACGTTCCTGCCACCTACCAGATCACCAAGCCAAGCGGCAAGGCATGGACGTTTGTGGGCCTGATGACCGAATTCGGCGATGAGATGCCGCTCAAGGAGAAGATGACCAACATCTTCAAATTCTCCGTCAGCGGTGCGCCGTTCCCGACTGCATCGTCCGCCTGATCGCTGACGACGGCTCCCTGTCCCCATTTTAAAGGCCCGGCTCATGCTTACCAAAGAACAGATTTTAGCCCCGCGCAAGCAGGTGATCGAAACCGTCCACGTCAAGAAGTGGGGCGGTTCCGTTGGCGTGAAGGTGATGACCGCGGGCGAGCGCGATGCCTGGGAAGCCGCGGCGTTCGTCGACGGCAAGGTGAATCGCGAAAACTTCCGTGCCCGTCTGCTGGTTCATACCGTCTGCGATGACCAGGGCGCTCCGCTCTTCACTTCCGACGACATCCCGGCGCTTGCTCAGCAGGAGTCGCCCGCGGTGGTTCGCCTGGTGAAAAAGGCGATGGAGATCAACGCGCTGTCGGACGGCGATGTGGACGACCTCACAAAAAACTAATTGCGCGGCCGGGCCGCCTGTTCCTGTTTCACCTGGCCGCGCACCACCGAATGAGCGTGAAGCGCGTGATGGCAGAATTCGACAGCGATGAAATCGCGGAGTGGAAAGCCTACGACCGGCTCTTCCCGATCGATCATGCCGGCAGGCTCGATTTCATGGTCGCCCAGTTGACGGCCGCGGTGGTTGCTCCGCATGTCACCAACGCGCCCAAGGCCTCTGACTATTACCGCGATCACCTGGATGAATGGCGGACGCTCCTGGGCAGCGCCGTTATGCCGGAACCCCGCGTGAAATCTCACAGGAAGTGCTGGGCGCGAAGATCGACGCGATCTTCGGCGCGATGATGGGAGGTCCGAAGTGGCCACAATAGGCAGAGCCGTTCTGAGCATGGAAGCCGAAAGCGCCGCCTTCACCAAAGGCGCTAAGGAGTCCGTCAACGCGATGCATGAGATGCGCGATGCGGCGGAAAGCCTCCAGCATGTGGTGGAGGGCGCGTTTGCGTTCGTGGGCGTGGAGGCCGGCGTGGGCGCGATCAAAGAGATGGTCGGGCATACGATGGAAGCCACGGCGGAGGCCTATCGTCTCAGCGGGGCCCTTGGCATCACCACCGGATCTCTGCAGAGCCTTCAGACGGCAGGATTGCTTGGCGCGGGCATGCAGGCGGACGAGTTCAACGGGGTGCTCAATAAGCTGGTCAAATCGCTCGGCTCGGCAGAGGGCGGCGCGGGTCCTGCTGCCGAGGCCCTGGCAAAACTTGGATTATCCGGCAAGGAACTGCAGGGGATGCACGTTGATGATGCATTCATCAAGATCGCGCAGAGCATCAGCGAGGTGAAGGATCCGCTGGAGCAGGGACACCTGGCAGTGGAGTTGTTCGGCAAGGAAGGGCAGAAGCTGCTCCCAATGTTCAAGGGCGGCGCTGCCGGCATCGCCGAAGCCGCTGAGCAAGCCAAGCGGTTCGGCGTCGCGCTCAGCGATACCGACGCCGCCAAAGTGATGGCGGCGAATGAAAGCTTTGAAAAGATGAACCTCGCCATCACCGGCGTGGAAAACCAGCTCACAGTCGCGCTCGCGCCGGTGCTGGAAGAAATCGTCAACCGGATCATCTCCGTCGCGCCGGCCGCAGATCAGATGCGCACCGGGATCATGACTGCGCTCAAATATGTGGCCGAAGGCGTCGGCTTTGTCGGCGATGCGTGGAACGGCATGCAGCTGGTTGCCCAGGCAGTCAGCTACGAGATCGTGGCGGACATCGAGCTGATCACCCTCAGCGTGCAAAAGATCGCGGAGGGGATTGTCTGGGTCATCAACAAGCTCGGTGGGCATGCCGGGGTGCCCGCGTGGATCACAGATACGCAGAGCGCCGTCGACGCCTGGAGGAACCAGATCGGCTCCGACATGCGCGACACTGTCGACAAGCTCGCATCGCCCAACGCGGCCAAGTGGGGCGCGTTCTTCGATGACATCCAGGGCAAAGCCGCCGACGCCGCGGCCAAGATGGCCGATGGCAAGCATTCCATGGCCGGCGCGATCACCGACGACTTTGAGGAGAACGGGAAAAAGATCCAGGGGATCCTCGCGGGCCTCGCTGAGCAGGTTGCCACGTTCGGCATGAGCGAGGAAGAGAAAAAGCTGGCGCAACTCAAGGGCGGCACTCCTCAGGAGCAGGCCAAGGGCAAAGCCCTCGTCGACCAGCTCGAAACGATGAAGAAGCAGCAGGACGTTGCCAAGGATCTCGCGTCGCTGGCCAGGCAGGCGGCGCAGTTCGGTGAAACTGAAGCGCAAAAGAAGATGGATGATCTGAAGGACAAGGGCGCGACTTCCGACCAACTCGGCCAGGCCGCGAAGCTGAATGACCAAATTGAAAAAATGTCCGCCTGGAAGAAAGAGCAGGAGGAGGCGAACAAGCTCATCGAAGAAAGCATGACGCCGATCGACAAATACCAGCAGCAGATCGACAAGGTGCAGAAGCTTTTCAAGGACGGGTTAATCACCGCTCAGCAGCAATCGGACGCCATCAAAAAAGCGGGCGATGATCTGAAAAAGGCGAACGACAAAGACGACCCCGGATCCGACAAGCACGCGGCGGCCGCAACGCGTCGATTCGATTTCAAAATCCCTGGCAATCCCGGTGCCGGCGACACCGGCAAGCAGCAGCTGCAAGCCCAGAAGCAATTGCTTCAACAAGCGCAACAGCAGACCGACTACCTGGCTGACATGTGGAGGTTCGCCAACAACGCCGACCAGGCGTCCGAAGAGGTCATCGATTTTTGAGGTTTGAGAATGTCAGTCTGGACCATGGTGGATATCGACGGCCTGCAGGAAGATCAGGTGCAGCTCACCTACAACGCTGATGGCAGCATCGACGCGCAGTTGATCCAGACCTGGGTTGCCGTCACTGACTACGCTACCAGCGGCGACAAATCACTCCCCACGCTCGCGCTCACCGCGGCCGTCGCCGGCGGGAACGCCGTTCCGCAGATCACCGAATATCTGCTGCTGGGCGGATCCTCCACCCTGTACCAGGTCACCCGGGCGATGCCCAAACGCACGGGACCCGGGTCGTTCAGCATCCAGATCGAAGCGCACTGGAAATACACGCCTCCGCCGCCAACCACCAAGTTCAACGTCGATATCGATTTCAGCGGCCAAAGCTTCACGCAGGATGCCTACCAGGACAAGAGCGGCGACGCGATCGTCAACTCCGCCTGGCAGAGTTTTGATCCCACGATTCCCGAGGAGTTTTACGATGAGCGGATCGAGATCAGCTACAACGTCACCAGCGATCAATCCGCATCGTTTGCTGCCGTGCGCGGGTGCGTCAACAACGCCTCGCTCAGCTTCAACATCCAGGGCGTCTCGCGCACATTCCCTGAGCGCGGGCTCAAGTGCGAAGATGTGAAGCAGTCGGCGTCGCTTCCCCTGGGCGACGGCACGAAGGTGTTCAAAGTCACCGGCAGTTTCATCAGCCGCGCCGATACGTACATCACCAACGTAGCCGACCAGGGGCTGTATCAACTCAGCTCGGGCGCTCTCGTTCCCTGCACCGATGGCAAGGGCAAAGCCGCCACCACGCCCATGCTGCTCAACGGCAGCGGCGTGCAACTTGCCGCGGAAACCGCCGCGGTCTTCATTACATTCAAAATGGAAACCGAAGCCGATTTCTCCACCGTCTTCACGGGGCTTGCATAAATGGCAGTGCAGAAAGCCAGCTTCACGCCCAACGCCGCCGGCAAAATCGTCGACGCGGTGAAGGGGTGGAACAACACGCCCATCGACATGCGTGGGCGCAAGGGGATCGTGCGCACGGGCGACGATGGCATGGGACTCTTCAAGGTGATTGGCCTCCCGGCTGCGATCAGCGAAGTCGTTCCCACCTACGTCACGGCGGTGCCTTATTACAACGGAACGGCCGGCACCGCACAAAGCAGCATCGGCATCACGGTGCCGCATGCGGTCGGCGACTTCTTGTTGGCCGCGCCTTGTGATGGCGGATCCGAGCCGGGCGGCACACCGCAGAACGACGCAGCCGGCCATGCCATCACGATGATGGAGGTTGGATCGTTCGGCCTCGGCATCCGATGCCCGGTGGTGGCGTACGGAAGCGGCAGCAATGGCAGCATCGGTGTTGCGTCGACTCTCACCTACAGCCCACAGGATCCGGGAAACACGGTGCAGCTGGCGATTGATTTGGAAGTGAAGGAGGCACGCTCGTTTCCCCTGCCGGTGACCGCAGCGACCTTCGGCATGGTTGCGATCGACAACAAAACTGGCACCTGGATCCTGCTGAGCGTGGAGGAAGTTTACCTGGTTGTAGCCTGTCCCACCGGAGGAGGCTGATGAGCGCGGGCCTACTGGTCAATTCCAACGGCGCGATTTTTGCGATGGCCGGCGGGGCGGTCGGCACGGACAACGTCAGCGAATGCGACTGCTGCGAAGTTAGATGCCAATGCAATGTGTCGGGAGTCACCTACAACGTCAGCGGCTGGAATGTGACCACGATCGGGCTGATTTCCCCTGTTCCGTCAGTTGTTCCCAGCGCGGATCTGAATGGAACATTCTTTATTCCTGCGACCTCCACTGGGTCATGCGGGGGTTCGAAGGATTTTTACACCGGAGGATCCGGGGAGAGCGGTCTGTATGGATTCAATATCAGTCTCGGAGGCGGTGCAACCTCGATCAACTTAGACGGAGTTGGCGGCGGCGGCGGTGCTGAGGTGGCTCTGGTCTTCACTTTTCTATGCGCCACCGCTTACTCGGCAAGCTATGGTGATTCTGGCGCTTCCTTCCCCGCCGGAAGCCCGAGCGCATCCATCTCTGTGACTCCGGTTTTTTAAATGACCGTTGCTCTGAACATTCTCATCTGCCACAGATGCCCGAATCTGAATCTGAAGGGGGCACCGCGCCATCCTCCGTGCGGGAAGAGTGGCAGGCATTTTGTGGAGCATTGCCAGGAGAACTCCTGCCCGATGGGCGCTTTCGCCCTGGGACTGCCGGCGGAGATCGAAGGGGATTATCAAACGAAGGATGCGACCCGGGGTGAGTGCGGATGTTGATCAATCGCGATATGATTGACCAAATGATATTCGCAAACAAAGGCCAATCGCAGATGCCCCTTACGCTCTCTGGCCTGATGGATGCGGCTGCCAAAATGGAGAAGATTTGTGGCTCACGACCGACAGACGATCAGAACAGGTGGGCTGCCGAAAATGGGTTCATCAGATGGGACGGGATCAAGGTCAGCATCGCCTTGTACGATTTGTTGAAAGCCAATTCGACCAGGCATGCTGATATTTTGATCGAGGTGTTCTGTAGCCGGCCCCTGATTATCGACGGCTCGCTTTTACCCGGAGAATGGCTGCTGTGCGAGGCAGCCTGGAAGCAAGCCCATGATCGCCCGCCGCGATCGGCATCGGCAGTTGAATGAACCGCAATATCGCATGCTATCCATCCAGAAGTGTTTCTGTTTAGTCAACATTCTCAAATTAGCGAATGTTTCCCTTTTAACAACAACAATCTGGCGGTAGAAACTTCTCATCGATGAACAGCCAACCCTTCACAGTCGGACGGTTCACCTGGGATGAGGGGAAGCTCAAGCTGGCGATGGTGGGAACGTTCATCGGCGGCAAACCGTCGCCGCGCAACCCGATGGAAAGACTCGAGCATGCCTACCGGTGGGGATCGCCCCAGGCCGCGGGACAATTTCTCAGACGGCACCAGGGCAAAAGCCTGGCTGGAGCCGGCTGGCGGGTGATCGATCTTCGCCGGCTCGGCGCGGAGGATGCCAAATGACTGATTCGGAGAAAAGGCTGCTCGGGGAATTCTGCTCGGCGTGCAACCGATGGTGGATTCCGTTCGGCTCAGACCTCGCCGATGCCGAGGCTCTTGCGACACAGGGCCTTTTGAGATCCAGTGGCCACACGCTCCCGGGCGGCATCTCGATCTCCAAATATTGCGCCACGACCAAAGGCCGCAAGCTGGCAGCCGCGGCCGGTGTGACGAGCATGCACCGAAGACTCCGCAAGACGCCCCTCCCAAAGCGTCACTG